TACATGGTAGTAATAAGCAGAGTTGGTTAAATTCTGCCGAACGTATTATATATTTGTGTAATAGCAAACTAAGGAAAAATTAATGGCAACTTGTACTATTATAATAAAAGACGAAGTAAATATAAAAATAGAGGGCCTAGAACTAACTGAACGTAAAGCATTAAGTAATAAATTTAAATATGACATTCCTGGTGCTCGGTATCTTCCAGCAGTTAGATTAGGAAGATGGGACGGCAAGGTAGCTTTCTTTCAATTAGGAGGAAGTACCTATACCAATCTATTAGTTGATATTATTCCATATCTATACGAACGTGGATATGAGATTGAATTAAAAGATCTACGTACCTATAATACACAATTTGAATTTAGCAAAGTAACTGAAGAAACTTTTAAACATAAAGTTTGGCCTGCTAAACATCCAATGGCAGGAAAGCCAGTTGAACTACGTGATTATCAAATTGAGATTATTAATAAGTTTCTCGAAAATCCACAATGTATACAGGAGATTGCAACTGGTGCTGGTAAAACATTAATAACTGCGGCATTAAGTTATAGTTGCGAACCACATGGTAGAACTATCGTTATTGTTCCTAATAAAAGTCTTGTAACTCAAACAGAAGCTGACTATATCAATTTAGGATTAGATGTTGGCGTATACTTTGGTGATAGAAAAGAGTATGGACGGACTCATACTATTTGCACATGGCAAAGTTTAAATATTATGCTTAAGAATACTAAAAATGCCGAATCAGAAGTTGATATTGGTGACTTTATCGAAGATGTTGTTTGTATTATGGTTGATGAAGTACATATGGCAAAAGCAGATGCTCTGAAGACGTTATTAACAAGTGTAATGTAACATATACCAATGCGATGGGGTCTGACTGGAACTGTACCAAAAGAAGCATATGAATTTGTAAGTTTACGATGTAGCATTGGTGAAGTTATTGGTCGATTAAGTGCAAGTGAATTACAAGATCAAGGAGTTCTTGCTAATTGCCATGTAAATGTGTTACAATTAGTAGATCATGTAGAATATGCTGATTATCAAAGTGAATTACGATATCTATTAGAATCAGAAGCACGATTAGATGCTATTGCTAAGATGATAGAAGCAATTAGAGCAACTGGCAATACATTAGTATTAGTAGATCGTATTGCACCCGGTACTGCATTAGTAGAAAAGATTGCAGATTCAGTATTTGTAAGTGGCGGAACTAAAGCAACATCAAGAAAAGATAGTTATGACGAAATCGCAGTAACTGATAATAAAGTTATTGTGGCTACCTACGGAGTTGCGGCAGTTGGAATTAACATTCCACGAATTTTTAATTTAGTACTAATTGAACCCGGCAAGAGTTTTGTTAGAGTTATTCAAAGTATTGGGCGTGGCATACGTAAAGCAGAAGACAAAGACTATGTAGAAATATGGGATGTAACATCAACCTGTAAGTTTGCTAAGAGACATTTAACAAAGAGACGTGCATTCTACAATGATGCAAATTATCCATTTTCGGTAAAGAAAATAGATTGGCAGGCAATAAAACAAATAGATTTATCTACACTTAGGAAATAGCAATATATGTTCATATTAACGCTCGAAAATATCGCTTATGAAATTAATGAAATACCAGAAGAAATTGATGACATGCGGTTTGCTATTTTAGACAATAGTGATCCAAAAAATCCAGATTACTTTTTTATACCATTAATATTTTTAGAATCATTTAATAGTCCGGCATTGGTCTTACGTATAGGAGATCATGTAGTAAAAATGCCAGCAGATTGGCAAATATTAATTGGCGAAGAAGATGTTGGAGATTTAGAAGTATTGCCATTAACATCGATAAATGATCGTGGATTCTCAGCATATACTTTTAATCCATTAACTAGTTATAGACCTGAGTTTATGCCAATTGAGATAATTGATGTTTACCAAGATGTCAAATGGTATTTTCCTAAACTTAGACCTGGTCAATTATTAGCAGTACCGCTAACTGGTAGCGCAGAACCAATGTGTGCATATTTTGTTAAGGAGATAAGTCGTCAGAGTGAAATTGTAGATTATGGAAAAATCTGGTAGATGGCAATCTTATTTGTTGGCGATCATTTAAGTAAGTTAGATACCTATTATAAGATATGCCTGGCCAAAAATTTGAAACCAGGTGGTACAATGTGGAACATTGATCAAATGCAACCAGATTTAAGTTATATGGTCTCACCCATGGAACTAGGGTACGACAATACATTATCATTAATGCCAAAATTTGATGAAGTAATATTTTTAACAGATCATACTAATTATACAGTTCGTGTAATGCAACATGAATTAGAACAGACTATTAACAATAGATCAACTAATATTTTTAATAATCTTAATAAAGATACATTGAATTTTTTTGGATGTAGTCATACTTACGGAATAGGACATATAATACCGGATACTACGTACCCTTATTTACTTTCAAAATTTCTATCATTTGAATATAATAATTTTAGTAAACCAGGAAATAGTAATTATGGAATTGAGGATCTACTATCCTCATTTTCTATTATAGATGCAAATCTAATTATACAATTTACTGATATATATCGTATACGATATATGCAATCTACAGAAATAAAAGAATGTTCGATTCATAGTTCAGATGTTAGTAATTATATAATCCATAGCGAAGAAAATTTATTTTATAATTTTAAAAATATTGTAAACAGACTAGTTTTAAGATTGCGTGATGGCAAAAATAAATTTATACTAACTCATGTATATGATTTTAATAATGAATATGATCTGAGGTGTATTAAATTCCTGCATGAGTTTGAAGAATTTGAGTCAAGTGTTGGGTGTATAGTTGATGTTGGATCAGACGGGTTACACTACGGCGTTGACAGTCATAATCGCTGGGCAAATAAATTACATAAAAAATGGATAGATCTGTATGGCACGAATGATTAAACGTGTTATAATGATATATACAAGTATTAATCTAGGAGAAAAATATGTCTATATATAATCAGTTTAAACAAAAGAAAAAACGCCCTGTGGATCCAAATGCGCCACCAAGGCCAAATTTACTTTCACACGAAAAACAAATGAAAGAATCAAAAATAGAATTTATTGATCTGCAGAGGAAAGTAGAAGCACAGGAGGCAGAAATCGAAGCATTGCGGGTTAAGTATAATAGATTATCATCAAGTATGGAAATGTTAATAACTTATGTAAGGAAATCTAAATGAGTTCAGATCCATTATATATTGGAAATGAGATGGCAGCATTTGATCGTAAAGATCGAGCATATTATGATAAATTTACAGACGACGAGCGTAAGAAATTTAGTACTTATCTGATGTTGCGCTGGGGAGCTAGTGTAAGTGGTAATACTGATTTACAAGCATATTATCTGATGGCCACAAATGAACGTGTAAATAAAAACTTTTTTGATTTGAACAAACATCCTAAACTACAATGGTTGTTATGTACAACCGTCAGTCCAGGAATGGGCAAGCAACATCATAATTGGATAGCCGCAAAGAAAAAAGATGGCACCAATAATAAATTACAGAAGTTTGTTATAAATCTGTATCCTGAAATGAGAGCCGACGAATTAGATTTATTTTTAAAATTAAATGATTTAAAGTCACTTAAAAAGTTAGCAAAAGATTTAGGCATGCCGGATAAAGATATTAAAAAGGAACTTGGCTAATATAATTATATATGATAAATGAAATTATAAATGCATGGAACGAAGGTAAAGACAGTACTCCTATCCAAAAGGAACATAAATGTAGATATTGTAATAAATCCTTCAGTAAAGAATCAACATTAATAGCACATAAATGTGAACCTAGACGTAGAGCACAACAAGAAAAAGAAGTTGGTGTTCAATTAGGACTACAAAGTTATTTAAAATTTTATGAAATCACACAAGGATCTGCTAAAACTAAAAGTTATAAGGATTTTTCAGAAAGTTCATATTATACTGCATTTGTTAAATTCGGCAGACACCTAGTTGCTATTCGTGCAGTTAATCCAAAGGCATTTATTGAATATGTAATAAAACAAAATAAAAAACTGGATCAATGGTGTCACGAAAAGATTTATTTAGAATATCTAACTCAATATATACGTAAAGAAGCAGTTCAGGATGCACTTGAGCGAGCATTAAAAGAAATGCAGGATTATTCAGATGAACACCCTGAACTTAAAAATGGATTCTGTGAATATTTTAAATTTGGTCATCCAAATAGAATATGTTATCATATAGCAAATGGAAGAATTAGTCCATGGGTGGTATTTAATTGCAATGGTGGAATTGCATTTCTTGAAGGCCTGTCTGAAGAACAACTTAACATGGTTATACAATGGATTGACCCTGAATTTTGGCAACGTAAATTTAAAGATCATTCTAGTGATACTGAATGGGTAAAACATATTCTACAAGTTGCAGGATTATGATTGAGCTTGATGCTAGTAATACATTAATTGGTAATATCATCAACCAATACAATGTATATAACAAACAATATTGTTCATTATATAAAAACCCACAAGAATCAACTGATATTGTAATTAATAACACTGGTATCCCTTGTTATTGGTGGGATTTAGATATTGAAATTAATGATAATACATCTAATATAATTTGTATTGATGCATTAACTGAAGGAGCAAATCTACAAGAACGATTTACCACGTATGATAAAAATAAAGAATATATTATATTTTCTAATGGTTGGTGGGATGTCAACAAATATGATTTTGGATTTAAATATAAATTATGTGTTTATAATTATATCTGGTATAATTTTATTGTATTAATGACATATCCACAATATATCAATTATTATGTTAATAAGACCTATCAAATTACCAAAAATAAATCGAATTTATTTTGTGCATTGATTGGAGCTAATAAACCAGCTAGAGATTATCTTGTTGATGAGATTAAACTTCGGATTATTCCTGATAATTACATATTAAATTATTGTGGCAAAGAAATGGGCCAACCAAGCCGGCAATATGATTTAAATTATAATTTTAAAGAATTTAGACCAGCTACTCCGATTGAAGAAGTTTTAGAACAATATACGATTAGTTATAGTATACCAACTGAATTATTCAATTCGGCAAGATTTAATTTAGTAGTTGAAACAAACATTGATCTAATATCTGAATTTCATTTTACAGAAAAGACATTAAAGCCATTGATAATTGGCATGCCATTTATTGTAATGTCATCTCCTTATTATTTAGAAAATATGCATAAACTTGGATTTCGAACGTTTAATGAATTATGGAACGAAGATTATGATAAGATTGAAGATTTTAAAGACAGGGTTACAGCTTTAATTGGTTTAATCAATAATTTGACAAATTTTGATTGGAATAAGCATAAAGAAAAGTTGCAAGAAATTGTAAATCATAATAAAATAAATGTTATATATAATAGTGGCAATAATATAATAAATCAATTTAACAATATTGGAACGGCATTATCTAATTTATGATTACAATATCACGATCAAAATATCGAGAAGTTGAGAAATATTGTGAAGAAAATGTTGGAGTTAGAAAGTTTTGTCTACATAATGCCATTGGTGGTGAAAAGTGGACACTTTTAACAACTGGGTCTGTGTTTAGACTTGAAGTAACTGATCCACATGTTGAATTATTAATTGCATTAAAATTTGGACAATAATGAGAATAATTAAAATTCCAGCAAAAACAACTCCAAACTATCCTTCATTAAACCAAATGTGGAATAATGAAATTGATATCTGGTGTAAAGAACAAGGATTAATTAAGAATAAAGATTATAAATGTTTCTATATGAGTGGAGCAAAAGAATATCATGTGACATTTAACGAAGAGCATAGCAGTATGGCTAGTTTATTGGTGATGAAATGGTTATAAAATTCAAAAGTGATGTGGATTTAGATTTTGCTGATAGAGATCAGATTATTAATTTGTTGGATATTACGCCAGCAAGTATAATACGTGATGGAAAGTTAGTTAAACATAATACCGGGGTATATGCTACTGCTATTCCGACTGATCCATTTACTAGTCAAGCAAGTTTGGATTATAAAGTTGCAGAAGATAGGGGTTATGTTAAATTAGATTTTCTAAATGTTAACTTATATAAACAAGTTAGGAATGAAACACATCTATTAGAATTAATGTCAGAGCCAGACTGGAGTAAACTTTATGATCCGGCAATATGTTCTCAATTAATACATATCAATCAACATTATGATACTTTATTAAGTATGCCTGAGCCGGTTGATACTATAGCACGATTGGCGATGTTTCTGGCAGTGATACGTCCTGCTAAACGATATTTAATTGGAAAAACTTGGAAGGAAGTTGCTAAAACTGTTTGGGATAAACCCGAGGATGATAGTTATTTTTTTAAGAAAGCACATTCGATTTCTTATAGTCAATTAGTAGTAGTTAATCTAAATTTAGTAAATAACAATATTACAGGACCTTGCGTACTAACGTAATACTTCTTCGTTTAGATCTTTTTAATGCAATTTCTCTAAGACTTACATAAGGACCATGTTGTATTATTACATCTTTACTATTAAATGTTTTTGAACAAACCCTAAATTCAATCCAATCCTGCTTTAGAAATACATTAATAGGAACAAGCCTATTACTCTCCCACCACCATTGTTCAGCAAGTACAAGAAATAGAGTTTTTTGTTCTATCGTCTTTAGTAATGCATAGTCATAAATTGTCGTTATAAATTCATCAGAATTTTGTATTACACCAATATATTCATTACCTCCGTATGTGAGATAACTTATAAAGGGATATTCTAATAGAATTCTTTTATATTCTGGATCAATCAACTGGTATCTTCCATGTATAGCTTGATAAATAGTTTAATAAAGGTAAATTAAAGTGACTGCAATTACAAGTTATTTATATGATAATAAAATCATAGTTCAGATTCTGGATGATGATCCCTCCATAAAAACAAGGAATAGAATTGTGTATAGTAGACCAATTAAAGTATATACAAATATTGACAATATTATTACTCTTCAGTTTCGAAATAATGATCAAAAACCTGCAAATGTAGTAGGTAAAACATTTACTCTTTCGTTGACTGCAAATGTAGGAAATACTGCAATATGGTCAACAGTAGCAAATATTTCAAATATAACAACAGCAACAGGTACAGTGGTATTAGATCAAGCTAATGTTGCAAATCTAACCCAAGAGTATTATAACTACACTGTAAAGTATACAGGAAATGGTAATTTAACACTTCCGACGTATGTTGATGATAATTGGGGTGCTGCTGGCCAATTACAAGTAATATCAAGTGTGTTTTAAATAAGTTGACATCAACTAGGATTTAGCATATAATAAATGTATGCTAAATCTAATATCTGACTACATAAAAACAATACTTCCATCTAAACGTAGAACTGCAACCAATAATTGGTTAAGTTTTAATGCTCCTTGTTGTGTACATAATGGCGAAACTGCTGACCATAAGATGCGTGGTGGTTTACATGCAAACGTAGATGGTTCTGTATCTTATCATTGTTTTAATTGTTCTTATAAAGCATCTTACCAACCTGGTAGACATCTAACCTATAAATTTCGTAAACTATTAGAATGGATGGGTGCAAGTGATAATGAGATTAAACGTCTTGTTATTGAAGCTATCAGACTTAAAGATTTTATAGCGCCAGAAACACTTAAAGAAGAACACAAAGAAGAAATTGTTATTACAGCAAGAACTTTGCCTGATAATATAAAATCATTTTTAGAATTAACCGAATTACACCCAGCAATGGAATATTGTTATGATCGTAAAATTGATCTGACTAAGTATAATTTTTATATTACAGATAGTAAAGCACATAGTTTAGATAAACGAGTAATTATTCCATTTTATTGGAAAAATAAAGTAATTGGGTATACAGCTCGAGCTATAACAAATGATGTTAAACTTAAATATCATAATCATTATGAATCAAATTTTGTTTTTAATGTCGATAAACAACAAAGTGATTGGAAATTTGTTATTGTAACCGAAGGTCCATTTGATGCAATGGCCGTGGATGGTGTTGCGGTATTAGGAAATGATATTAGTGAAATACAAGCAGATATTATTGATAGTTTAGGACGAGAAGTTATTGTAGTAGCAGATACTGACCGGGCCGGCGCAAAATTAATTGAATCAGCTATCAAATATGGATGGACTGTAAGTTTTCCAGTCTGGCAAGAAACTTGTAAAGATATAGGAGAAGCAACAATTAAATATGGAAAGTTATTTGTTTTGAAATCAATAATTGATGCACGAGAAACAAGTAAATTAAAGATTGAATTGCTATATAAAAGAAAATATGCTTAGTAAATTAGCTGGATTTCACATTGAGCCAACTAATATGTGTACATTAGGGTGTCCCCAATGTAGCAGAACTAAGTTTATATCAAAATTTCCTAAAGCATGGACTAATAAAAATATTAAATTAGACGATCTAAAGAATTTTATAGACGTTGATTTAACTGGCATGTCAATTAAGTTATGTGGAAATTATGGTGATCCAATTTACTATCCTAAAATATTTGAGTTAATAGAATATTTTAAGAGTAACAACACAAAAATTGTAATTTCAACAAACGGAAGTCATAAAAATCAATCTTGGTGGGAAAGATTAGCAGATTTATTAGATTATCGTGATACCATAATATTTGGTATAGACGGTCTGCCTGAAAATTTTACCAAATATAGGATTAATGCAGATTGGGATTCAATTAAAATTGGAATTGATACGTTAGCAGTTACTGATATTAATACAGAATGGCAATATATTCCATTTTCGTTCAATGAAAATAATATTGAGGAAGCAAAAGCATTATCTGTCGAGCTAGGAATTAATAAATTTAGTATACTTCCAAGTGATCGGTGGGAAGGAGAAGATGATTGGTTAAAGCCATTAACTCAAACAGGGTTAAGTACAAGAAATGAATCAATTATCAAATGGAAACACGATAACGTAAGAGATATAGCGATACAGACGCCTTGTAAAGAGTTAAACAATAAACATTTTATTTCAGCAGGTGGGTTCTATACTCCTTGTTGCTATTCAAGTGATCATAATTTTTATTATCAGAGTGAATTTTATAAGAATAGAGATATGTATGATATAAGTAAGACTACAATTAGTCAATTATTATCATCAATTCAATCGAAAAACTTTTATAATACGTTAGAAGATGCTAAACTAAGTTATTGTACTTTTAATTGCCCAACTACATGAATAAGAATATTATATATTTTAATGGAGATAGTTTTACTGATGATCCATTGTTCAGGCAGGAATGCTATAATAGATTTAATGCATCTAAATATTTTATTATTAATAATGCTATAGGTGGCAACTGGAATCCTAATATTGTTAAGCAATCGGTAATAGAATTGAGATATTTAGATCATTGGGCAAAACAAACACAAACAACTGTTCATGCATTTATATTCTTTACTGAAGTATTACGAAGTCCAATTGAGCATAGTTTATTAAAAAAAATAAAAGCTGAAAATAGTTGTTTGCTTGATTGTCTAAATGAGTTAAATAAGTTTTATTATTCTGCATTAATAAAAACTGTAAGCAAATTAACAAATGTTAAGATTAATATATCAACAGCATTTACAGATGTATCATGGGAAACTAAAATACCTCCGATGTACAAAACTGTATTACCAAATACTAAATCTGCAGATTGTTATAGTGTTTCGTATCTAAATATATTTGGTGATACAGAGTTATTAAAATTAGGATTTACTAAAATGGATTTATTGCAACTAGCAGATAGTTCATTAACAAGAGCTAAGTTATTAGAATCAATTCCTAATGTTAAAGCATTTCACATCAATGACAGAGAGCAATATAAGTTAATTATAGATTCGATACAAGGAGTATTATTATAAACACCAGAGAATATACAGCAGATTTGCAAAAACTATTTCTTGAGATGATGTTGCAAGATGCACAATCTTATGTAAGAGTACAGAATATCTATAATCCTGAAAACTTTGATAGAAGTTTACGAGATGCCGCAAGATTTATAGAACAACATAGTAATGATCATAATGTACTACCAACAATTGAACAAGTACAGGCAGTTACTGGCACAGAGCTAAAACATGTTCCGGATCTAACCGAAGATCATTATAGTTGGTTTATGACTGAATTTGAAGGATTTACTAAACGTAATGAACTCGAACGTGCAATATTAAAAGCCGCAGATATGTTGGAAAAAGGTGAATATGATCCAGTTGAAAAACTAATTAAGGATGCAGTGCAAATATCACTTACAAAGGATATGGGTACTGATTATTTTGCTGATCCAAGGGCTCGGATTAACAAATATTTTAATAGTGGCGGGCAGGTAAGTACGGGCTGGCCAGCAATGGATAAGATATTGTACGGTGGTATGAGTCGAGGTGAACTTAATATATTTGCTGGTGGGTCAGGCTCGGGTAAATCTTTAGTAATGTTAAATATTGCATTGAGTTGGCTACAAGCTGGATTAAGTGGAGTATATATTACATTAGAACTTAGTGAAGAATTATGTTCGTTACGAACTGATGCTATGCTAACAGATACAGGCACAAGAGATATCCGTAAAGATATAGATTCAACAGAATTAAAAGTTAAGATATTTAGTAAGAATGCAGGACAATATCGGATTAAAGGCCTAGCCGCACAAAGTAATGTAAATGACATTCGTAGTTATCTAAAAGAAGTACAAATACAAACGGGTATTAAAGTTGATTTTGTTATGGTTGATTATCTAGATTTAGTAATGCCAGTATCAATTAAAGTTAATCCAAATGATCAGTTTATTAAAGACAAATATGTAGCTGAAGAATTACGTAACTTATCTAAAGAACTTAATGTATTAATGATAACTGCATCACAGTTAAATCGTAGTGCAGTCGAAGAAATTGAATTTGATCATAGTCATATTGCAGGTGGTATTAGTAAGATTAATACAGCAGATAATGTATTTGGTATTTTTACAAGTCGAGCAATGAAAGAACGTGGCCGTTATCAGATGCAATGTATGAAATCACGTAGCTCAACTGGTGTAGGACATAAAGTTGATCTAGAATATAATATTGAAACTATGCGTATTACTGATCCAGGCGAAGACTTTCAAGATGAAGGATCAAATGGAGCAAATAGAGTCGCAAATGTTTTAAATAATTTTAAAACCGGATCAACTATAAAAGAAGATGCTCCTAAAATTAATGCAGAAGTTAATAGCAGTAAACTTAAAAGTATGTTAGCAGGCTTAAAACAGAGTTCTCAATGAAATGTTTTAATTCAGGATGTAGCTTTACATCTCCGGGCATTGTAAAAGATGAAGAAATGTACTGGTATTATCTAGCAAAAGATAAAGGATGTACTTCGTTTACAAATGCATCCAAACCGGGTAGTAGTAATGAATTAATATTTAGAAGAATTTATGATCATGTATTATCAAATGTACATGATGTAACATTTTATATAATAAATCTATCCTCCTTAAATAGAATAGAATTAGAAAATTCTCAATCGGATAAATTGCAAGAGATATTACTCCCTGCAGCATTAATTAGGTATGATTTTGAAATAGTTGAGTTATCGTTGTTTACGCAACTCATTGGAATAATATCTTTTCTCAACTTTTATAATAAAGATTTCTATATTATCAATAATAGCAAAGAATTAAGTTCTACACCATTTCCTTTAAGAGATAGATTTATTGAGTTTTTAAAAAAAGAACCCAGGGCATTAAATTTATTTAAGTTTTCAAAATTTAATTTTCATAAAGATATAAGTCATATTAAGCCAGTTGACTATGATTTGTATGGTTGGGCAGGCCACGACAATTCAGATGGGCATTGTGCGTATTATTCAATGTTAAAAACATTAATATGATCAAATTTAATGAAATTAGAGATATACATTTAGAAATATCTTCATTATGCAATGCTCGTTGCCCAATTTGTCCAAGAAACTTTAAAGGATACCCATATAATGATGGTTATACTGAAGCAAACTTAACATTTAACTCATGTAAACATATTTTCACATCAGATTTATTGAAACAATTAACACGAGTTTGGGTAAATGGTAATTTTGGTGATGCAGTTATGAACCCTGAAACTCCTGACATAATGGAATACTTCAGATCACAAAATCCAGAATTATCATTGGTAGTTTGTACAAATGGGTCAGCAAGAGATAAAGATTTCTGGCAACGATTAGCAAAAGCAAACGTGTCTGTTTCATTTCGAATAGATGGCCTGGAAGATACACATCATTTATATAGACAAAATACTAATTGGCATACTATTATTAAAAATGCTCAAATTTTTATGGACGCAGGTGGAACTGCAAAATGGGATATGATCCCATTTGACCATAATCTACATCAAATTGAATCATGTAGAGCATTAGCAAAAGAATTAGGATTTTTTAATTTTGAATTAATGGATACAGGAAGAGATACTGGACCAGTATATAATAAATATGGTAAATTTACACATATCTTAGGAAAATATCAAGGCGAAACTGATTTTAAAAAACTAATACACAAAAAGAAAACTGATATGGTTTTATTAGAAGACATAATTGATGATCTGATACCATATGATACTATAAGTTGTCAAACTATAACTGAAAAATCTATATACATTGATTCAACTGGTGATGTATATCCATGTTGTTTTACTGGGTTTAGTCCTAAAACTTATGGGCATGGTGAATATTATGAAGTAGTTAATGCACAATTAAGTCCACTAATTACAAACAATAATGCATTGCTCTATACATTAGAAGAGTGTATAATATGGTTTAACAAAGTTGAAGAGTCCTGGGAAGAAACTAAATTTGAAAGTGGAAAATTAATTGCATGTAACAACAATTGCGGAAGTTGTAAAGTTAAATAAATACATTAACAATTGGAGTAGAATCTTGCAAAAACAAACACGTAGCATGTTAACAGAACTAGATGAACTTCTCATCCATAAGGATAAAGAGAATCTCATTGAGAGCCGTGCTAACAATATCATTAATGGTGCAATTAATTTTATTAATTATATCAGAGAATGTTACGATCCTACAACAGCAGGTGAGTTAGAACGACGGTTTTTAAATGCTATAAAAGGACAAGACACTTCAAAATTTAGCAGAGGAATTAGGAAATTACGCGATGAAGATTAATGAAATAGTTACAGAAGGTATGTGGGACAAATTTAAACAAGTTGGTGCAGGTGTAACTGGAGGTACCACAGGATGGCAAACTCAAGGTACTAAGAATGCAACAACTAATAAAGTTAATAAAGCTGCTAATATTGCTCTTCAAAAATGGACCGAATATGCTCATTTAGTTCAATCGTCAACTGGTATTCCGCCAACTGATGATCAAGCACAACAATGGTTTATAAAATTTAGTGGTAAGCCCGCAAGTACTCCGCCGGCTGAAGATCTAAGTAATATTAAAGATTGGTTAACTACAGAAATTGCTGGATATATGGCATCTAAAGCAGTTGAACCAGTTGCAGAACCATCTGTGGTGACTAAACCAATGGATCCAAATATGGCAAAATTGGCACCAACTGCTACTACAGCACAACCAACTGATCCTGCTGCACAAGCAAGAGCACAACATGTTGCTCAACGTCAAACCACTGGATTAATGAGTCGTCAAACTCCAGCTCGACCAGTAACTACTCCAACTGCATCTAGACAACGTACTGGTGGGAAAGTTGCCGGCCAAGTAAGCCAAACTCCAACTGCTATTGCTCAACGAGCCGCTCGTCAAGCCGCACAAACTAAAGTTAATCCAACTATAAAATAAATTATGAAATTAAACTAATCTTCTAATTGTTCTAATTAATGTGCAAATAGATAAATAAATGTATATAGGAGAAATATTATGTACGGATTTATCTACATCACAACATGTATGATTAATAATAAAAAATATATCGGTATGTGTTCATATTCAAGATTAGACAACGAAAGATATTTAGGTAGTGGAACACTTATTAGAAATGCAATTAAGCGATATGGTAAATCTAAATTTACTAGAGAAATATTAGAAGAATGTATTACAAAAGAAGATTTGTTACAAGCTGAAATTAAATGGATAAACTATTATGATGCTACAAATAATTTAGAATTTTATAATTTACATTTAGGTGGATGTGGTGGAGATTCAGCACTAATAAAAAAGATATGGAGTTCCAGAACAATCAATCAAAAGAAAGAAATTGGAGATAAAATTTCAAAAACAAGAAAAGAACGTGGAAGCAGCACCGGAAAAAAGAATCCAATGTATGGAAAACATACTAGTCATTTGGTACAAGAAGTTTGGAATAAACGTTCTGAAGAATATAAGAAAGAAATTGGAGATAAAGTTTCAAAAACAAGAAAAGAATTAGGATTAGCTAAAGGTAGTAGCAATCCAATGTTTGGTAGAAGTGCAGTTACTGAAAAAAACTTAAAGTGGTATACTAACGGAATAGAAAATAAATATATAACTGAAGGTACACAACCTGATAATTTTATTCGTGGTCGAACTAATGTATCAGGCAATGTAGGAAAACGAGGCAAAGGAAAAAATGAAGTTATTTGAAATAAAAGGCCAAACGCCGCCCTGGTTAATCATTAATGGAGGTGCCCAAGATGCATCTTGCCCTATGTTAGCGGAAGCTGCAGGTAAGAATACGCATCTTGAGTGAACATCTCGAAGATCTGATTTTTAATAATGGTTATGCTGGTGCTCAACAAGCATTGGATTATGTTGAAAGTTTACGTGCTATGCTTGCAGAAGGCACAGGAACTACAACTAAACTTACAGTTAAATGGGACGGAAGCCCTGCGATTATTTGTGGAATTGACCCAAGTGATGGAAAATTCTTTGTTGGTACTAAATCAGTATTCAGCAAAGGAACTCCAAAACGATGCAAGTCAGCGAAAGATATCAATGAGTTTTATAGTGACCAACCTGGACTAGTTGACAAATTAATGGCATCATTAAAACACTTACCTAAATTAGGTATTAGTGGTGTTCTGCAAGGTGATTTAATGTTTACAGAAGGTGATATCACCATTGTAAATGTTAATGATGAAGATTGCTATGTGTTTACTCCAAATACTATTACGTATGCAGTACCAGTTAATAGTCATCTCGGTAAACAAATTGCAAGAGCTAAGATTGGAATTATCTTTCATACAACTTACGAAGGTGAAAGTATAGAAACAATGTCAGCATCATTTAATGTTAATCTTGGTACATTAAGTCTTTCAAAAGATGTATGGTTTGATGATGCAACATATAAAGATTATACCGGCATTGCAAGTTTAACTCCACCAGAAAATGCAGAGTTATTAAAATATATTTCAGCAACATCAGCAACAATGGAAAAGATTGGACAAGCCAAGTTTGATATTATCATTGCTGATAAAGATTTTGCTAGAGTAATTAAGCCATTTATTAATAAATCAATCCGTGGTGGGGTACATGTTGGTGAACCAACACAATTTCTTAAATCTTTTATTTCTCATTATAACGATGAGTTAATGAAAGGAATTGAGGATATGGCAGGTGGGTTAACTGGACGTGGAGCTCAAAATCGTTTAGCTAAGATCAAAGCACGTGAAGAATGGATTGCGGACAATTCAAATACATTACTTGGTATATTAGCAGTTTATAAAAGAGTAATTGAACTTAAACGTTTGATCATGAATAAACTAAATCAAGTTGATAGAATAGGAACATTTCAAAAGACTGAAAATGGTTATAAAGTAACAACACCAGAAGGATTTGTAGCAATTGGTCATAATGGTGGTGCAATTAAATTAGTAGATAGATTAGAATTTAGTCGAGCCAATGCGGCAAGGTTTACAAAATCATAATGTTAGAGTTTATACAAGAAATCTCAGAAGCTAGACTATTTAAAGATAGTGATACTCTTAAAGGTAAAACAGCAAAGGACTTAACTAGGATTACTTTTCTAACAATTATGATGTTAGAAATTTTAAGAACAGCAGATTCTAAGTATGCCAAACAGTATGCATCAAATACAATTTCATCTAATAACTTTTCAGCAATGAATCCTGGTAAAACTGATTTACATAATTTGTTAGCAGTATTAACACATCAGGATAAATTTTCAAATAAGATTGAAACCGACAGCAATATATTTGTTCCAATGATTCAACTTAAACATTATCTAAACAATGTAGTAGATGGACATAAAGATGTTAGTGTAGATCGCATATTATTTAAAAAATTAGAAGATAGTTTATTAATTAAAGATAACAATCTAAAGAATATTCGGCGAGAAGTAGCTGATTGGGCACGAGCTAGTCAATTCGAAAAAGACATAATTCTTACAACAATCAGACAGTTAGCTAATAGTTTAGCTCAACAAAATGATATATATCAACACTTTAAAAATTCCGTTTAAGACACCAACTTTTTGAAACTTTGATAAATAATTATATGTGCTACTTAGGCACACAATTATTAGGAGATTTAAAATGGCATCTTTCGCAAGAGTAAACCCAGCAGCAACAACTTTAAACGTAGAACAAATTGGTTCAGACATTAGCTTTTTCACTGTTGATTATATCAACACTGGTGTAGCTGCATCTAATGGCCCAACTGGTGTTCAACAAGCAGTTCTACAAGCAATTCAAACTATGCACACAATCATTTGCACAGGTCCTATCATTGATACAGATAGTCAACAAACTTTTGCAATTCAAGGTCCTTTGTATACTCCAGCTGGTGGTATTACATTACAAGCGGCTATTCGTTTGTTAGGTTCAGATTATGGTGTTGACGTAACTAATGCAACTGTTACTGCTACTAAATTGGGTATCTTCACTGCAGCAGTTATTGCAGTTTAATACTTAATTAAGTTACAATAAAAAGCACTCCTGGAGTGCTTTTTTTGTGGCTATAAGATCTACCAATAAATATTCATAATATGAATAATTCAAGAATCTACACGTATCAAGGATACACACTTGTTGATATTACTAACACTGGAATTATAAAATATTCAGTAGCAGATGAGCATCAACGCAATCAACAACGAAACTGGGAAACAGTAGTACAACTACTTGGATTAAGAACTCAATTATTAAGAATAAAACCAACTGGAATCCTACACAAAGATCTTAACTCTTATAATTTTGGTAGTAACTACACTGGGGAACATAAGATCTGGGTATTTGAATTTGATGTTGAGTTTCAAGATATCTATAAAGTAGGCAATAATGATTTTCAGATATTAATTGATGATTTTACACAGATTCCTATAATTACAAATTTAGATGAAACAAGTTCCTTTTCATTGCCGATATTTTATAGTTCCGAAACTGACAAAAACATATACTTTAACTTTTTATAACAAGTATTATAAATACTTTACTTACAATTAGTTATAGATGGACACAAATATGACGTCACCTTCTTCAATAGAAAAAGAAAGTTTAGAAGCACATGTTGAGTTATGTGCAATTAGGTATGGTTCATTAGAACAAAAATTAAGCAGTTTAGATCAGCGTATGGATAAACTTGAAGACCTTATATTAGATATTAAAGATTCAGTTGGATCAGCAAGTTCAAAACAGAATTCACAAACTATTAGTATTTTTACTAGTATTGTTGGTGTATTAGTTGCTGGCATAATAGGATTTATCTCCAAGGGTATTTTTAAATAGATATGAATAGATTTTTTGCATTTGGTTGCAGTTTTACACAGAATAATTTTAGACTGACTTGGGCAGATATAATAGGTCGTGAATTTGATGTTTATCAAAATTGGGCAAAACAAGGAGCAGGAAATCAATTTATTTTTAACAGTCTAATAGAATGCAATACCAGGCATAAATTTACATCTGATGATACTGTAATTATTATGTGGACTAGCGTTAGTCGAGAAGATCGATATGTTAAAGATACATGGATAGTAAATGGTAGTGTATATAACAGTAATTCACTCAGTGAAGAGTGGGTTCGAGAATTTGCATGTGAACGTGGCTACTTAATCAGAGATCTGGCATCCATATCAGCTGCAAGTGATTTATTAAAAGTATGGGGAGTTAACTATAAATTTTTATCAATACTACCAATAGTTAACCCTAATGAATTACGTGAATCTATTAAAAATGATGACAATAATAATGATATTACAAATTTATATTCAGATGTAATACAAGAGATTAGACCAAGTGTATACGAAGTAATTTTTAATTCTGAAAATTGGAATATAAAAAAATCTAATTTTGGTCAGTTTGTAGCCGAGGGGGTTAGAGATCCACATCCTGATCCAGTAGAAGCATTGGAATATGTACAACGTATAATTCCAGAGGTAACAATAAGTCAAGAAACAATTGATTATGTTTTAAATTTTAAATTTGGTGATTCCCTACATACGTGCCTACCTAAAAGATTTTAATAAATAGTATTACTATGAAAATAATTGAATTAACAAATAAGTTATTACTTCCAATTACAAATGAGGAGAATACTCTTCTAAAAAAGTTTTCCTCAGATCAAATAGCTAAACAAGAATTGTCAGACAGAGAACAAATCTTAGCTAACCAATTAACAGTTAAAAACGTACTATTACGTATCAATGACAATGGCAAAATCCACTACAAAAAACAAATCAATTGAGTTTGATATTGAAAAGATCAAACGATTTGCAGAAGCAGAATTAAATAAACTTGTTAATAATGAAATGCCTTTTTGTTTTCAAATTGGTAATGACACAGTAGTTGTAGGCTGTAATAAAGTAGTTAGAATTTCAACTACATGTTGGCGAGTATATAATCAAGGTCAAGAAATATTTGATTTCTTTAATAGAAAAGACGCAATTTTTTATTGTATAGCTGCACATAAGAAAAATTTTCAATTAGCTGAGAGCATTAAAGATAATGATGCCTTATTGGGAAAATTAGAATTTGATGCTCGAATGTATAGACATAGGTATAAACAAGCACAAGAAGTCAACGATCAATGGAAAATTGATTTATATAGCAATAAATATTCAGAGATTGTACTACATATAGATCGAACTAAGAAAGAATTACTAAAAAGTATTAGATTGACATAAATATACTTAAACTGTAACTAGGAATTATAATTATGAAATTATCAGAAATGGCTAAACCCTCCGTTAAAAAGGTTAATAAATTTATGGAAAGTCGTTTTGGCTTTGCTATAGATTATAGCAAAATGACAGTCGGACATGCACAAACACTAAGCAATACAATTGAAGAAAATTTATATAAGATTCGTCATAGTGTTGCATTACATACAGCAGAACAAAATCCTCGTTACATGGAAATGTTAACAGTAAAAGAGAATTTAGGTCGATGGTTAGCTGATCAGCAACAACAATTAAACGAAGGCGAAGTTGGTAATGCTGAAGTATTGTTGGCTGCCAAAGATATGGTAGATAGTGTTCAGGACATTATTGAAAAAATTGGCAAAATGCAAAATGAACAATTGCCACAACTATTAGATAGTATACGTGATCAAATTGGATCAGAACAAGCTGACTCATTTAAAAATGCAGTTGGTACAACATTAACTACTTTAATGGACCAATTAGGTTCTGCACGTGAAGGTGTTGATACTGGCGTTCGTGTATTATCAGGTGAACAAGTTGATCAACCAATGGCAATGGGCGGAGCACCATCTCCGGAATTACCTCCTGAACAATCTCCTGAAATGCCTCCAGCACCAATGAGTGATTTAGATCAAGACGAAACTGATGGTTTCGGTGCAACTGATGCCGCAGTTGGTGGTATGGAAGAATTAGGTAGAGAGAAACGTTAATGCGTCTTTTTGAATTCAGTTCAATCGGTACCGATGATTCAGTTGAAGATGCGGTACTTAGTGCGGT